CTATTGCAATGAGTGCAGCAAACCAAAACCCAGAGACTGATAGTTTCAGAATCTCACAAAACTCCGATGGTTCTTATACGGCAGAGTGGAATAAAGAAGATCCAAACTGGTCGTGGTTGAATCAATTCACTAGCAAAGAACTTCAAATTATTATTGAACAGGCAATTAAAAATCATCAAAATGAACTCTGACTATAAAAAATATTCTCTTCAACAACTTGAAGATTGGATTCACGATTCACTGAATGCTGCCGAAGCATCACCACAGGAAATCTATGATACTATTGTGGGTGTCGTGAATGAACAATACTATTATCATAAGCACCATACAAGTCGTTGCTATGAACTTCTCGCACTACTGAATGGTAATGGTAAAGGTCATTTGAGTTGTGATAAGGACGATCCTTCACCAGAATGTAAAGGTGCATGGACTAGTTTTTGGTCTGAAAATGAAAAAAATGAAATCAAAACGGAGGATTGCTGATGGCACTATCTGAATCTGTTGAGACTAATCTGAAGGAAGCAGAGCAGTCTTTGAGAGCAGCACTTTCTTATGCTGCACGTCAAGAACGACCAATAGTATGTTCAGTCATTGCGGATATCATTTATCGTATTGAAAGTTTGCAAAGCACCGATGCAATTCTAGATAAACTTGAGAATCGTAAACCTGGTGACTCTGGATTTTTTGGGACATTTTTTAACAAGGAAAATCAATGAGCACACCAAAGGACTTTAATGGTAAGTTCACCTTTCAAAGAAAATTCAAATCTTTTGATTTTTTACCTGGTGATGGATCCGAAGAAACCTTTGATGTTTGGTTTTATCGGAGAGAAACTGAAGAACGACCATTAAAAGAATTTCTTGAATCTCTTGAATTAGAAAATATTGGTTATGATAAAGTAACAAATCAGTTGTTTTATCGTGCCCCATCTGGTAAACTGTATCGTATGGATTTTGTGGAGGTAAAATGACTGAACCTAACGAATTTGTTAAAGAAATGCGAGAGTGGTGGAATTCTGATGCTTGCAAACAACTTCAGAAGGAAAATGAAGAGGCAAAGCAACGTGCAGTAGGAAAGTATTTTATGCTTTCTGAAGCGGATAAACTTGATATGGTTCAAGCAATTTGCTATATTATGTGCAAAGCAGAGGAACAAGGAACTTCGCATCGGGGTTTAATGGATGAACTTGGTATCTATCCTTCCGGTTTTTGGATTGATCATCTGATGGATGTTCACAATTCGCTCTGGTCTTATTATCATGATAAGAAAAACAACAGAGATTTGAAAGATGATCTAGATACACTTGACTCTTTCTTGGAGAGAAAAGATGAAAAGAATGATGAGTCGGGAGATGCTACAAGAACTGATTAGTCTTGTAGAACCTCACAAACAGGATCATCCAGAACTTTATAAGTATCTTATGATTACTTGGACTGCCTGTAGATATGACTCCACGCTTTATGCATGTAACATAACAGGTTCAATCATGCTTCAAAAACATCTTTCAGAATTTGAGGATGAAACTATAAGATTTTATGATAAAGAGATGGCGCAATTGAAAAAAGAACCTGCTTTCTGGCAAAATGAATTACAAGATGAACCGATTTGTAAGGCACTGACCGAAAATTGGCAAACAATACGTGATGAAATTCTTAAATTAAAGGAAACGCATCAACAATGGTTTGTTAAGTATCCAAAATTTAAAGTCATAGATCCTGACACTAATGAAAGTGTAAGAATGTATGATAATAATTGGATGGTTACTGCATTGAGTAAACTGGAAGAAAATTATCAAGCAGAAAATAATAGGGCAGAAAAAGCAGGTGGAAATACTTTAGAGAAACTTGTAAAAAAATACAGACCCAAAATATCTCCAACACTTCATAGTATTATAAATCAGGCAGATGAAGATGGTATACTTACTAATGTATTTGTTAGTATACTTTCTCCAGGTGCTATTATTCGCCCACATCAAGGTTACTCAAAAGATTACATGAGAATTCATTTGGGTCTGATTTGTGATCCTAAATGTAAGTTGACCGTGGGTGATGAAACTAAAACTTGGGAAGAGGGAAAACTATTAGCATTTAAAGATGGCGGACCATATTATCATAGTGTTGTACATAATGGAATTAATGACCGTTATATCTTATCAATTGATCTAAAATTAGATTACCTTTCCCAATATATTAATTTTTAGTAATGCAATCCCAAAGAAAATGTTAAATTTCTAGATAGTAATGTATTGAAATGCTAATATTAGGACACAACACAAAAAAATTATGACTCTAGAAAAAACAGGCACTAAAGTTCTGACCAAAGAAGAATGGAACGAACTTATAGCACTTAAAGATGCAATTACCTATGCACCACAGACAGTTTCTGTGGAAAAGATGGAAAAGTTTACCGAACTTATGGTTAGGTCGCTTGAAGGAAAAGGTGATAGCACTCCACGATAAAATAAATACTATCAACACATTAAAAAACTATGGAAAACATTAATCTACACATTCAAAAAGACGAAGATCTTTTGAGTGATCCTATGATCTCTCCACAGTCTAGAAGACATACTGAAGAAGAATTAGAAGCACTCAAGACATATAAAGAACATCATCCTGATGATTTACATGATCCAACTCCACTTGAACTTTATTGTGATACTCATCCTGATGCTCCAGAATGTAGAATTTATGAGTGAATGTATTTGGCATCCAACAATATATCCTGGTTATTTTGTAAATAAATTGGGTGATGTTGTAACATTTGATAGATGTGAGTATATGCCATATAAAAATTCTATACGTAAAATTCATAGAAAGGGGAAAGAACTAAATCCTGTAGAAATGAATAATGGATATGTATATGTTGATATAGCAAATTATGGAAAACCGAAGAGAATTAGTGTTCATCGATTGATGGCACTCACATTTTTGAGTGAGGATATAAATCATAAACATATTCACCATATAGATGGTAATAAAAAAAATAATATTATTTCCAATTTAGAGGAAATAGATCCAAAAACTCATTGTAGAGATCATAATTTTGAAAGAAATTATGAAAATAAAACAGGATATAGAGGTGTATCTGAATGTTGGAAAAATAGATACAGAGGTTCAGTACAAAGATCTGGAAAAAAGATAGTATATACTAAAATATACAATAATCCAGAAGAAGCATATTATGAATTACAAAGATTACTAAATGAGTAGACAGTTCAAAAACTGTCACACTGGGTCTTCTGGTTCGCTGGGAGACCCCTTATAATATGTGGGTAATCAAGAAAACCAATGAAATTCTCTGATCTTCAATTTGAACCTCATTGCAACTACCCCGATAGTGGTATTGCTGCTCGACACTTCTTTCCGAATGGATATGGTATCAGTGTTGTTCAATTCACTTCACCTTATGGTAGAGGTTCTTATGGTGCAGATCAAGGTCTCTATGAGTCCGCAGTTCTGAAAGGAAATGCAGATGACTGGGAACTGTGCTATGATACTCCCATCACTTCTGATGTTCTCGGGCATCAGACGGAGGAAGAGGTGGAGGTTCTACTTCACGAAATTGAAAACCTTACTTACTGATTATGGCAAAATTTAATGTTGGTGATATTGTCACCAAAGCATATGGCAAAAAACCTGCTCAAATTACTTATGCATATGGTGGATATAACCATTATGATGGGAATTATTCCTGCAAATATCTTCACAGCAATCAAACCTTTACTGCTTACGGACAAGAACTAAAACTTTACGAAGGAGAAACTGACGAAATGGCAACTGAAAAAACTCTTTATTCTTTCACTGTTGATGGTAAGACTGCCTATGGCACTCACATCGGCACCAATAGTTCCAACCAATACCTGATTGAAGAAAAAGGAACTGGAACGATTCACGTCTTTGATAAAAAAGATCTGGAAGAAGTTCTGCCTTATACCTTTAGTGCTAAAATGGGCAACAGTGAGAACCATTATGTCGGTACTCCTGGTGCTTTGAGTAAAGGTGATATTCTGCTCTATACTGGTTCCACAAGTCCTCAAATCGCTGTTGTGACTGGAGTGGATACCAAGAACAAGAGTGCTCGATCCAAGTTCAAAGGTGCGAAGATTGTGACGGAGGCAATCTGATGAAAGATTTTACTCTTCTTGGTCTTGCATTTGGTACTATTGTTCTTGCAACTGCTGGACTCTTTTTTGAGGCGTGGTTGCTTGGTGTGATTCTGACTTGGTTTGGAGTTTCCTTGACCTTCTGGCAGAATTTTGCTATCATCTTCCTTGCTAATGCTATCTTTAAAAACACTGGAGTTTCTTCCAAGTGATTACTACGGTAATGGCGGCATTTGCCTTTGGTTATTGTGTGGTAGACTTTACTCTTGCAGTTTATTCTAAATTCAAAAAATGAAACCTTTTCTTGCTGTTATCGGTGGAGTGCTTAGTATCGGTGCACTGTCTTGGGGTGTCGCATACCACGAATTAATCTTCACCTCATTCTTCAATCCAAAGTTTGAAGATGTTCGTAGGAATACTTTCGAACGATCAAAGTCTTTCAGGACTGGGGCAATCCAAGAACTCCAAAATATGGAATTTGAATATATTAAGGCAGATCCTGCCCATAAGAAAGCACTTGCAGACATTATTCGTCATCGTGCTGCTGAAATTCCTGCGGATGCAATGCCCACTGATCTTCAATCCTTTATTTCTAATCTTCCCCAGTGAGGACACCTGACCAACTGGCACAAGGGGTCTTCACTGACCCCACCTGATACCCTATAATACTCACATACACAACGGAGGTTTTTTCCAAATGGGTCTTGATATGTATCTTTATGCCGAAAAGTCTATTCCTTTTCGGGAATGGGATGAAGATCAAAAAAATAATGAAAAGTTTGATAAACTGGTTGAACTTGCAAATCTTAACGAGTTGATTGATAAAAAGGTGGGATCTATTTCCGCACAAGTTAAACTCGAAATTGCTTATTGGAGAAAAGCAAATGCTATTCACAAGTATTTTGTAGATAAGTGTGCTAATGGTAAAGATGAATGTCAAGAAATTTACGTTGACCGAGAAGAACTTGTGAAACTGAAAGACATTTGTGGTCAACTCATTTTGACTAAAGATGTGGAACAAGCAAAAGAACTTCTTCCTCCCCAATCTGGTTTCTTTTTCGGAGGCACTGCGATTGATGAATGGTATTTCAATGATGTTGAATATACTTATAATCTTCTGAATAAAATTCTGGAAAAAATCCCAGAAGACAATTGTGACTATGAGTTTATCTATCGAGCATCCTGGTAAACAGTTCTTAAACTGGCACAAGACTCCTTCCACTTCCCCCCAATCCACCCTATAATAACCAAGTAATCAACCAAACCCCAATGACTGCTCGGATTCGTTCTCTTACCATCGCACTTGACGAGGACATTCGCACTGATGATATTGAATGTCTTGTGAATGCAATCAAAATGATGCGGAACGTTCATTCAGTAACTACGAATGAAGTCAATCCTAATGATTGGGTAACTGAACGTCGAGTGAAACTGGAAACTGCTCAAAAACTTAATAATCTCGAGATTATTAAGTTTAAACTTGATAATCTCATTACCGAACTTTATAGTAATTGATTATGTCTCCCAAAAACTCCATTGGTAAAGAATTGGCAATCGCATACTACGACACCGAATGGTGGAAAGATAAATCATATCGGCAAATTGCAGAGTTTCAACTATTCACTGCCGAACTTTGCTGCCCATTTAATGTATTTCACGAGGCAGTTGAAAAATCTCTGAATCGTCCAGTCTTCACTCACGAATTCGGACTGAATTATGATGGAATTTGCAAAGAGTTTCTGGGTGAGAAAGAACCACCCAATATGAATGAGATTTTGAGTCTTATTCCCCAAGAAAAACTTATCGTTATTAACTCCTGATTATGAAAACCACTCTTTCCGTTGCCGCACTCGCACTTCTGGGTGTTTCCCTTGTTGGATGTGAAGCATACACTCCAAGTTCTGATGAAACACAACAAGCACAACAAGAACGAATTCTTCAAGAAGGCACCGCACAAACTGGAATGCCGAACATCAAGAACTTCCGTGAACGCAAACTTCTGAAGCAAATCATTGAGATGCGTGATCAAGACGGGTTGGTGACTTATACTTACACCGTGCCAGAAATGACTGGTCGTCCCGTGTTTCTTTGTAATTCGATTGGTTATGGACTGCCTGCTGCAACGCAATACACCAATCCACAAAAGACTGAGGCAAGGGGGACTGATGGAATTGCATCTGTTCCTCAGGCAGATCCGAATGGTCTCTTCTCTCCTGATAGTGCCGAAGGAACTTGGGTTCTGTGTTCCGATCCCAGTGGTAGTGGCAAGACCCGACCCGTGTATGTTGAACCTCGTGTAATTGTTTCTCCCTTTAAACTGTGATTATTATGACAAAAGTAATTTACAACGCAACATACGGAGGATTTGGTCTCTCCGAAGAAGCAGTTCAACGGTATTTTGATATCAAAGGACAACAAGTTTGGATTGAGAATGATAAAGAACATCCTTATCTTGGTCTCTGGACTGTGTGGTTGGTTCCACCAGAAGAACGCATCAAAGAAAATGGTGGAGATTTCTATTCTATGAGTGTGGATGAACGGATTGCTTACAACAAAGCATATTCTGAACAAACTTGGGAAGATCATAATGTTGACCGTCACGACCCTGTTCTGGTTCAAGTTGTAGAAGAACTGGGTGACGAAGCAAACGGTGAATATGCTAAACTTGCGATTGCGGAAGTTTCTGGTCCATATCGTATTACTGAATACGACGGATACGAAACCGTAGAAACTCCTGCTGGTTGTGATTGGATTACTCCTTGAGGTAAATTATGAAACAAGATAACTTTATGCGGAATGTGATTACGATTGCGGTTGCATTCGTTCTATCTCTGTTCGTGATTGATGCAATCGTTGGTCCGATTTACCGAGTTTGGGAACAATCTCAAACGGGTCGTGCCGAACTTGCCCGTGCCGAGAGTAATCGTCAAATTGCGGTTTTGGAAGCACAAGCAAAGAAAGATTCTGCACAACAACTTGCCGAAGCAGAAGTCATTCGTGCTCAAGGTGTTGCAAAAGCAAACTCTATCATTGGAGAAAGTCTGAAGGACAACCCTGCATATCTTCAATATCTTTGGATTACTGAAGGTGAAAAGGATTCCAACCGCACGGTGTATATGATTCCCAGTAATGGTGGTGCTCCTGTTCCAACTTTTGATATTCAAAAAACATCATGACCAAATACCGAATTGTCGAAAGAAACAAAAATCGTTGGGGAGATTACAGTTCGTACCCATACTATTTCCTTCAAGTAAAAATCTTTGATTTGTTCTGGATTGATTACTGCAAATATCCTTTTGCTGAGTTTAATGGATATAGTAGTTATTCTTTAGACCTTCCAACTGTAGAAAACTTCTATCAGGAACTTATTATGGAAAAACAAGAACCTTATAAACAAACAGTCGTCAAGACTTTCTACGACGAGGACACCTGACCAACTGGCACACTGAGGCACCTTCGGGTGCCTTTTGTGGTCTATAATGATCTTGTAACACAGGAAGAACCTAATGGATTATTTTTTTTCACGAGTACATTCGACCAGTTGTCGTTGCCGTACTTTTCACTATTCTTGTTCCGATTTCTTTTATAGGTTCAGTTCATGTTGCCAATAAACTTGGATTGCTTACTTATGAGTGCTCTGTTCAACACCATCAATCTTCACAATCAAAATGAAAAAAGGTGAACTGCTAAACAAGATGTTGGTTCTCGCAACCAATTCACATTCAGGTCAATATGATAGGGGAGGCAATCCGTACATTCTTCATTGCCTCAAGGTGATGCACTATCTGAAGTCTGATGATGAGGAACTTCAGTGTATCGCACTGGGACACGACATCGTTGAAGATACTGATGTTACCTATAAGCAACTGGTTGAAGAAGGTTTTACTGAACGAATCGTCAAAGGCATTCATTGTCTGACCAAGCAGAGGGGTGAGACTTATGATGAATACAAACTGCGTGTATTTTCCAGTGAAGATGCAATGAAGGTTAAACTTGCCGATTTGCGTCATAACAGTGATATTCGCAGACTTAAGGGTGTGACCGAAAAGGACATTGCTCGAATTGAAAAGTATCATCGTTTTTGGTTGGAAATCACTGCTAAACTTCAGGACACCTGACCAACTGGCACAAGACCCCTTGCGGTCCTCCTGAATTCGTGCCATACTATAAGCATCAAGAGAACACCACCAGATGACTAAAAATCTCCACATTGAGCATCCTGAAGATCAGGTTCTGACGGGCGATCTTTCGGTTCTTGATTGGTTCGTGACGCCTGGTCATTTGAGTGTCAAAATTGATGGTGCTCCGGCAGTAGTTTGGGGCACCAACCCTGCGACGGGTAAATTTTTTGCTGCTACAAAAGCAGCATTTAATAAAAAGAAAATCCGCATTGCACATTCGCACGAAGAAATTGATCAACTCTACATCGGCAATGTAGCAAACATTCTGCATCTGTGTTTTGATTATCTTCCTCGCACAGAGTACATTTTTCAAGGAGACTTTATCGGGTTTGGTGGGTATGATGAATACACCCCCAATACTATCACCTACAAGTTCGGTGATGTAGTATCTGAAGAGATTATCGTTTCTCCTCACACTTACTACATTGCAGAGAATGATCTGCGTGATGCTGTAGCGTATCCGATGAATTTTACCATCACGGATACTCCTTATGTGAAGTTCGTGAAACCGAATGCATATATTCTTCATAATCAAGAATCGTTTTTTGATGTTGAAGAAGTGTGTAAGTTTGCCCGACAGATGGCACAGACTGCAACGTTCGTGTCTGGTAAACAACTGGCGGAACTGAAGAAGGCAATCAATGCTTGTATTCGTGAGCAAAGGGAAATTGAGGATGATGCTTTTGATTGTGATCCTAACCTCATTCGTTTGTGGTCTCTTGTCCGCAGCATTACTCAAGATTGCCTCTTCCTGTGTAGAAATGATGGTCCTGCCGCCTATCTTGGTTATGATCGGATTGATGCCGAGGGATATGTGATGACCAATGAGTTTGGAATGTTTAAACTCATCAATAGAGAAGTATTCTCTCATGCTAACTTCAACTCTGGAAGGTTTCAGGTAAAATAAATTCCGACCCGCCCCACAAGGCGGGTTTTCTGCTATAATAACAAGGTAGTTGAGGAACCTCTTATGAATCTGTCTGAACTGTTGGATGAAATCTACGGATCTGAACCATCGGATTGGATGGGTTACATGGAATCTGATGACTATTGGGTGCCGGATCATGAATTAGCATACTGAACCTTGAGGAGAGTAAAATCTCCTCTTTTTTTCTAAATATTTTTAAAGTAATACTGATAAATGGCACAATATAAGGTTGGTGATATCTTCAATAGTCGTTTGGTGACTGGTAAAAGTTCAATCAAAAACTTTATAAATTTGTGTAAACAACACCTAAAAGATAACAAATTAAAAGATAAACTTATTCTTATTCAAAATGAATTATTTTGTTATGAAATAGACGGTAAGGTAGGATTTTCCAGAAAAATATTAGAAGAAGTTTTAACATCTGCAAATTTTAAAACTAAATTTACTAATAAGGCAATTCAACCATTCATTCAAAAGATGATTGGTGAAGCAGATTTGAACAAGGACGATTTTTTTGATTTGGAAGAAAATCAAAATAAAATAGGAACACGGTTAAAACAAGACTTTACTTGCTTTACCGTGGTGTATTTTTTCAATAATTCAAATGCAGATCATTATCAGTTTTTGGATGATTTAAGACAGGGAAAACTTAAAATAGACAAACAAAAAACATCAGTTACCGCAGATATATCAGATTTTAAGATCTTTGGATACAAAGAACATTATTTAAAGTTTTTTGATTCAGTTGCAACGGCACAAACAATTGTACAGAATAAGATAAAAATAAATCTCAAACATAATTTAAATTCATATTGTGTTGCTGAAGAAGAATCA